GATTTCGTGGTATTAACCTTGAAACCATTCTTCTGCAACCTACGAATTAATGTAGGTGCATACTTTGTTTCGATGATGATGTCATCACCATACACACGGTATTGACTACTGTGTGTAGAACCGCCTGCTTCATAGATTGATCCTTCGGCCATAGCCGCGAAAAGAATACATTCGATGGGAAAGCAAAGTGCTGATCCCATTGGTGCAAACTTTTCAACAACTAACTTATCCCCTATAGGCATTTTGACTGCGCGCGAGCGTGTCATAACACAAATAGGAAGTAAGCTAGACGACCGGAACCACTGACGAATGAGGGCCATAGAAACACTGTCACTTGCATCGGATAAGTCAATCGTGGATAATTTTCCATCGATAGACCCTTCGTAGCATAGCTGACGAGACAATTCTTGGTCCTTCAGTTCGATGCGACGTTTTAATGGAGTATCTTTCATCTCCGTTAAAATTGATTGCATGAACCCCTGTTGGTACCATTGAAGAGTAGACGGCTCCATACTTATCGTACGGAGTTTGTCTATAGACTTTGGTACTAAGACCAGCTTAGATACTCTCTCAAGTCTATTCGAGAAAGTGTACTGAGATTGGCCCCCTAACAGAAGATCTAATCTGTTAATCATCACGTCGGTTGCGCCTGCACGGTATTTGTTCAAAGGAACTTTACCTTTCAAGTCAGCAACTGCGCCTGGTCCGTGTTTAGGTATCCAATTATCGTAAAGATGTTGGATATTCTGATACGGAAACCAAGTAGAGATGATGTGACTCTCCTCAATGGAGAAATCAGTCAGAGTTTTTAATCGATCTTCATTAGACAGGTACGACACAACTGCATTTTCCCTAAGGCCGTCCAGGCCGGGTAAGTTAACTCTCGTTACGAAAGTTAACGCAGTGTGCACAAGTCGGAAAGTTGCTGGATCCCTGTAAAGGTACCAGGCATCAATCAGCCATTTCAATGGAGCAATAAGTCCCATTTTTATGTGACTAGCTTTAAGACACTGTTTAAAGGTGTCGTAGTTGGAGAA